CAGCAACTTGGTGAGATCATGCGGGCAGTTGGTCTGACTAAAATCAACGACAGCGATGAACTAGTTGGCGCTCCTATCGTCGTCCGCGTCAAGATTAAGCCAGCATCGAATGGTTACGATGCCCGCAATGAAGTTGGCGGTTTTAAGTCAGCGTCAGGCGTATTGCCACAAGTTGCGGCAACATCTGCTCCAGAGCCTACCGCATCTGTCGGCGGTGCAAAGCCACCTTGGGCTAAGTAAACAAAAACCCCCGCTCTATCACTAGGGCGGGGGAAGTTTTGGAAAGGAGAGCAATAATGAGCGAGTTGCCCGAACCGATTAATAACATCGCGATGATGATAGATCAATACCACGCAAGCAAGAAGTCAAGGCCACGCGGACACATGGGCGTCAGCCTTCTTGGCCATCATTGCGACAGGTGGCTTTGGATAAATTTCCGCTGGGCTGTAGTTGAGGATTTCGATGGCCGCATCCTGCGCCTGTTCCGCCGGGGCCACAAAGAAGAAGATGTCATCATCAGCGACCTTCGCGCCATAGGCATGGACATTCGTGCCAGCCAGAGGCGTGTAGACTTTGGCAACCATGTAAGTGGTAGTCTTGATGGCGTGGTTGAAAAGGGCGTCCCAGAGGCTCCCAAGGCGCGTCATGTGGCTGAGTTCAAGACGCACTCCAAGAAGTCGTTCGACGATATGGTTAAGAACGGCGTGGAGAAATCCAAGCCTATGCACTTTGTCCAGATGCAAGTTTATATGCACGGTACGCAGATAAATTGCGCACTTTACTTGGCTGTCTGCAAGGACGATGACCGCATCTACACCGAGCGGGTAAAGTACGACAAGAAGATGGCTGAGGATGCAATTATACGCGGCAAGCGTATCGCTATGGCGGATCGTATGCCTGAGCCTGTTAGTGCAGACCCAACTTGGTATCAGTGCAAGTTCTGTCCGGCGCACAGCTTCTGCCACAAGGCCGAGCCTACCAAGCGCATCAACTGCCGCACATGCGCCCACAGCACTGCGATGGCGGATTCCACATGGCGGTGTGAACGCCATGAAGCTGATAACATCCCAGAGGACTTTCAGCACGAAGGCTGCGATGACCACATACTGCATCCAGACATGGTCCCGTGGGTCATGGAAGGCTCAGATGACGGCCACAGCGTCAAGTGGAAGATTGGCGACAGATGGGTGGTCAATGGCGAAGGTGGATACAAGAGCCGCGAGATAATCGCCAACCCAGAGGCAATCGATGACCCAGTGGTGCTGGCGACCAAGGCTTTGTTCCCAGATGCGGAGGTGGTGGGGTGAGATATGAAACTGAAGCAGACCTAGCGAGGGAAAAGGCGGCAGAAAACAGGATCAACGCATCTTTTGGTTGGTTTTGCATGAAGTTGGGGGAGGCCAAGTACCGCGTAGATTGGGGCTTATATGATAATTCAACGCTGGTGGGCTGGGGTGAGTTCAAATTTAGGAACATTGGGAAAGATAGGTTCCCAACCTTACTTTTGTCCGCTGACAAGTGGTTAAGGCTCATTGACCTTGGCCAATCATCAGGTCTGACATCCTACATGTTTGTCCAATGGGCAGATTCCGATTTGCATTATGCCATCGTGAACAACGAAACCAATATCAAGGTAGAATATACTCACGGCGGAAACTATGCGAGGAACAATCCCGGTGACATCGAACCAGTCGTTCATATTCCAATTAATTTGTTTCAGCCTGTTTAGATTTTGAACGGATAAAATTATGCTTAGACCATACCAACAACGCGCCATAGACCATCTCTATGAGTGGATGCGCAAAAACACAGGCAACCCATGCTTGGTGCTGCCAACAGGCTCAGGCAAGAGCCATATTGTTGCGGCACTTTGTAAGGATGCTGTGCAGAATTGGCCAGATACGCAAATATTAATGCTGACCCACATGAAGGAACTAATTGAACAGAACGCAGAAAAGATGCGTGAGCATTGGCGCGGCGCACCTATGGGCATTTATTCGGCTGGCATTGGCAAGCGGCAGCTTGGTGAGCCTATCACCTTTGCGGGCATACAGTCGATCAGGGGTAAAGCCAGCCGTGTGGGCCACATCGACCTTTGCATCATCGACGAGTGCCATTTGGTGAACCATAAGGAACTTGGCGTTTACCGGACGTTTCTGGATCAGTTGTTGGCCATAAACCCGTCAATGCGCGTCATAGGCTTGACTGCTACGCCATATCGTCTGGGCCACGGGTTGATTACAGAAAAGCCAGCCATTTTTGATGACTTGCTTGAACCCGTCACCATTGAGGAACTGATCCAGAAGGGTTTCTTGGCAACGCTTCGGTCCAAAGTCACCGGAGCAAACTACGACTTATCTGGCGTTCACAAGCGTGGCGGCGAGTTCATTGAGAGCGAGTTGCAAGCGGCAGTTGATACGGACGAGAATAACGCCAGCGTGGTCAGGGAAGTTATTGCCTTGGCTGAGGATCGTAAGTCTTGGTTATTCTTCTGCACTGGTGTCCACCATGCCCACGCTGTGGCAGAAGCGATTAGGCGTGAGGGTATCAGTGCTTCCTGCGTGACCGGGGAGACGCCAAAGGCAGAGCGGGAACAGATATTAGCTGACTTTAAGGCTGGGAAGATACAGGCGCTTACAAACGCCAACGTTCTGACTACCGGATTTGATGCGCCAAACATCGACTTGATTGCCATGCTCCGCCCAACGATGAGCGCCAGCTTGTACGTTCAGATGGCGGGCCGAGGTATGCGCCTAAAGCAGCATACGGATCATTGCCTAGTGCTTGACTTCGCCGGGGTTGTACGGACGCATGGCCCCATCGTCGCTGTTACCCCGCCTCAGCGCAAGGGTGAGGAAGGGCGAGGGGGGGGAGAGGCTCCAGTTAAGGTCTGCGACAATTGCGATGAACTTGTGGCCATCAGCGCCAAGGAATGTCCGGCCTGTGGCATGGCATTTCCTGAGCCTGAGAAGAAGGTTCTAAAGCTGCATAATGACGACATTATGGGAACCACTGGCTTTGAAATGGACCTAACTTCATGGTCGTGGCGCAAGCACACTAGCAAAACCAGTGGCAAGGACATGCTTGTTGTGGCATATTATGGCGCATTAAGTGATCCTGTAGTGACTGAGTATTTGCCTGTTACGCACGATGGATACGCCGGACAAAGGGCGGTTGCGCAATTGGTTAAGATGTCTCAGAAAGCTGGAGCATCTTTTGATGGTGTCGATTTGCTGGAAGATTGGGCGGATCGTTTGAACAAAAGCAAAGCGCCAAGTCGGATTAGTTATAAAAAAGATGGCGCATACTATAGAGTTTTAACAAGGGATTGGGATAATGAAACGTTTGCCTAAACCGGATTTTTTAGTGCAGTATGAGAAATGGATGAACGCTGGCCCGCCTAAATGTTGCCACACTTGTGACCATTTTGCGGGAGATGGAAAGTGCTTTGCTTTCAATATGTATCCACCAGCCGATTTTGTTAACAGCGAAGGTAAGTGCGCAACTTGGTCATGGGAGGTTCCGTTTTGACAGATAAAATGCCAACAGAGCATTACGAACAGGCCCGCCTAGTAATGTGGTTCCGCCAGACCTATCGGCCAATGCGGATATTTGCGATTCCGAATGGCGGATACCGATCGAAAGCTGCCGCAGCGAAGTTAAAAGTCGAAGGCGTCAGCCCCGGCGTTCCTGACCTTTTCATCCCTGCGCTGAAGCTGTGGATCGAAATGAAGCGGGTCAGGGGAGGCAGGGTGACAAAAGAGCAAAGGGATTGGATAAAATATCTTGCATCTGTGGGTTATGTGTGTTTTATTTGCACTGGCGCTGAAGACGCCAAATTAAAAATAAGCGAATATATTAAGGATTATAAACATGAGACCTGACATAAGACAAAAGGCCCGCCACCTTTGTAGCTATATCACTGACAGAAGCGCCGTCTTGGCACATATCAATCGTGACTATGGCACTTCGTATAAGATGAGTGATCTCACCCACGCTCTGACCTATTTTCCTGCCACCGTTAAACGCAGAAACATGGATGTAGATTCGCTTCCGCTTACACCGCCTATAGCGACCCATGATGGCCGTGGTTACGATCCACTGGCTATTGCTTTGTTTAAGTATCACGCCGCCCGCACAACTGGCGAAAACAAACGCCATTGGGAACAAAAACTAGCAAAGGTATTTTGAAATGACATTGATTGAACTTAGAAACATAGTTGCTGACCGCGTTGAGATGACGCACGGCAACGTAGAATTTATCCGTCAGATTCGCTCTGGCGACCAAGATGATGGCCCATTTATAACTGGCGCATTGGCAGTCTGGGGGAAGTTCATGGAAGGGCTGCAACCAGCGCCGGAGGTGCTTTCAGATGATTAACGCACCGCAAGCAGCGCCTATTGGGCGTAACCACCGCGTATCGTCTGACCGGGTATGGCCTTTGCTTAATTCAGAGGGTCTGACCTTTGCAGAAGCCAAGCGCCGTAGGGAACGGGAGAAAAGCAAATGACAGACGATAGCATTGAAGCAAAAGCACGGGACATGGTGCGAAAGGAAGACGGGAAAGGTTATCTAAATTATGATGCCGCCCTCGCGGCCCTATGCCGCGCCATCGAACAGCACGAAGCCTTTAAGCAAGAGGTGAGCGATGCGTTGGTGGACTCATGGTATCACAACGCAAGCGGTAAGTTATTGGAACGCTTTATCATTTCCAAGCCTGACCCGCTGGAGGAGGTGATTGCGGAATGTGATGATGGCACATGGGAAACCAAAGCTGAATATGCAAACAAGTTCCGCGCCGCACTGGAAGCCCGTGGTCTGGAGATACGGGAGAAGGGGCAATGAATGACGACAATTTCCAGAACCTTTCACTAAATGAAAGTTTCAAGCGCGTTGCAAAAGTGGCTAAAGAACGCGCAGCTTTTAATGCTGGCATCGAAGCCGCCGCCAATGCGCTAGAGGCTGACGCCAATAAGTGCGACTGCTTTGCCTATGAAGAAAACGAATGCTGCTGTGGATCGTGGCGAGATTACAAGACCATCACATCAGCGAGGGCTGTCGAGATTGTCCGTAACCTTACCGATCTCCAACGCCCATGCCCGTAGTGCATCAAGCTGGGCATAGGCATCAGCAACGATCTCTAGGTCGCTGATAGGAACGTTGGCCGTTTCGGCTCCTGACACAACTTCACCGGACACTGGGGCGGCTTGGCTTGCTCCGGTGTCTTTGGTATTACGCTTACTTGCTTGGGACCGCATCCAGCGGTCAAGAGTAGCGCGGTTAACAGCAATGTGTTTTTCATAATCAATCTCCGACTTCTCAGCAATCTTGGCATACTGGCGTTCGATCTGCGCGACCTGTGCCTTGTTGATCTCTATCGCCGCAACCTGTGCGGCCTCATGCTGCGCCACAACCTTCTCTGATCCGATGTAGCGTTTCTGCCAGTGCTTTGCGCTTTGCCACTGTACGACTGCCAGAAGGGCAAATATGACTCCGAGAGCATATGGCGCTAGGCGAAGATAGGGGATGAATTTACTTAGCATCAGTGATCTCAATTCCATCTTTGCCAGCCTTGATGCTTCTTTTCACAAACAATGCAGTAAACGCAGTCAGGCCAAGCATAATCTGCACATGAGCAGCCAAAGCTAGGTAGAAGCTGTACGTTGCGTTTCCCGACGTTAGCCACACACCCACCGCAGCGAAGATCGTCATTACGCCACATCCGCCCAGTAGAGCAGCAAATGCAGCCGCCCGGCGTCCGTCTGGGGTAAATAGGTTTATCATGTCGCCATCTCCAGCGCATGAGCGCGAACGCCCTGTACGCGGCGAGTCCATCCTTTGCCGAACGTCAGGAAGGTTTTTAGGTTGCGCAGGAAGCCTATACGACGGTCACACAGCGCATTGATGGTGTTTACGGGTGAAGTGATGGATGCAAGTGTTCTTGCCCCTATCTGGCCGTCCTGTGCAGCGCCAAGCACCGCTTGCAGATACTTCGCTGCGCGGCTCACGCCAGAATTGACGGCAAAGTCAAACACAGCATAGTCAAGGCCGATTGGCAGAAGGTCGCCATGCACCTTATCCCAGTATTGGAACTTGTAGATCGCCCGCAGTTCTTCGTCGCTGATATACTTGACCGACAGTAATCCGCGCCCGCGAATTTTGCGATAGTCATTGTAAACAGCTTGTGTGACGCCCTTCATAGTAGCGCCACCGGGGTCTTTCGGATGATTGACAAATCCGCCTTCATGTTCAAGCACTAAGGCAAGCGCCTTTTCAAAGTTAGTATTCATTATGCGTCCTCTAACATCTCAGGGCAAGCATAGACGCGAAGCCCTTGTCCAAATCTACGGTGATACGTTATAGAGCAAATTTCTCGGTCTGAAAACCATGCTCCGCGAGAGGCGTATGCGTCCCTAGCAGCGAGTGTAGGGTGCTGCATAACCTTTAGGCCGCCTTGTTCCGTCTCCTCACGTGTATGATGGTAATTCCCTGTGTGGCAGTAACGCTTTTTGGTGCGTCCCCACATTGGTGCAAACATCGCAGGGATGACCTCACGCATTGCGCCAAACTTCTTCAAGTGGCTGTGGTGGAAGGTCAGCATCACATCGCCAAACTCATATGCGTAGTAAGGCAATGCGCTGTCGTCTACAGTGATGCGCGGCTCGTTCTCATAGAGCGCCTTGAACATGGTGCGCAGCCATACGCTCGACGCCATGTCGTGATTGCCTTCTGCGAGGATAATGTGGACTGTTTTGTGTTTGGCTAACAGCATGACGATGATCCGGCGCAATACCCGCACGGCAACTTCGACCATCTTGGTAAAGCGTCCGTCAGCGTCCAAAACGTGTCCGCTGGTCGGTGTGACCGCAGACAGGCCATCATAGTGCAGCAAGTCACCAAGTTGGTTTAGCACTGCCGTTTCGCTATCTGGTGAGCATTTGATGATCTGCTCAAAGCATCCGACAATCACCGCCTCTGCAATGCCCAAGTCCCAATCGGCTCCGCCTTCACGATGCCATGCCAACATGCCTATGTGCGCGTCGGTCAGCGTGTAGAGCGTCATCAAATCGGAATTAAGCTGCTCAGGGGTAACGATTGGCGTAAGGCGCGGCAGTTCACTCGCCATCGCATTAACGGCTTCGCGGAATATCTGTTGCTGGCGCTCGTTATCAATCGACGCCTTGACCCACTGCCCAGTGGGCTTACCCTCTTTGTTATAGTATGTTGACACCCCTTTTGCGGTATAGCCATCCGGCACGGGCCGCGTGAAGTCATGCTCCGGGGAGTATCCCATCTTAGCCGCCTTGCGCTTAACTTCGATAAGCGTCTCGCTGGCTGCGCCTTTGTTTATCCCCAATTCAAGCGATGCCGCCTTGGCGCTGCCAAGACGATCTATGGCCTCAAGGATTTGCTTCTGGCGCGGGGTGCAATATTGGAATAAATTCTCGTCGATGGTTACACTGGCTGGCATGGCTTTTGGCCTTTCTGACAATCATTATATGGTCGTCACAACATTCCTAATTTTGTTCCAACAAAGGCCATCAGGGCCATAACAATACCTAATATAAACCTATCTACCCAAGTGTTGGTTTCTTTTGTCTTGGGGGCGGCAAGTTCTAATGCGGTCACGCGGTCCTCAATACGACCAATGGCTTTGAATGCGCGTTCCATTGCGTCAGCGGTTTGTGCTTGACGTTCTTCAACAAGGGCCAGTTTTGTGATCGCCTTAGACAGTTCGTTCAATGCGGTCTTCATATCGACAACATCGCTATGAAGCATATCTATTTTGACTGTTAGTACGTTCACATCACTCATGGAATTACCCTTGAAACCTACTAAAGCCCCTATCCCTGACACTTATCATTTTATTGCGTCAATGCCAACCGCCATTTGATAGGGTTTATCTACCAAATGGCGGTGGATGGGATTAATTGTCTTCTGGCAAAGGAGCCACTGGAGGTTCAACAGCGACTGGTGCTGGCTTGAACTGGGGAAGAGGCTCAGGGGCATCTTCAACAGTCTCGCCGCGTAAGAAGCTGCCGATCTTGACGCCACGCTGGTTCTCGCGAAAGCCATAGAAGCCATTGGCAGTTACAAACGAAGCAACATCCGCAGCTTTATCGCGGCTGGCTTGCAAAAACTCCGTCGAACGTGCGTAGATAAACTCGACAAAGTAAGCCGATGCTTCCGGCGCTACAGGTGATGCTATAACCTTGGTCAAACCATCCTTGGTCTCAGTGTCCAAGCGGTTTGCTTCAGCAGCGAAAACTTCAAGCATAATAGTGTTTGAAGTTGAAAAATCATTAACGTCCATGTGTACTTCCTTTCATGTGCCAAAGTTTGGCGTGGTAGATTAATTGAAATCAATAATCGAAGCCGCTATTGCGTCTGAAATGGTTTCCGAATTTGAGATGGAAACCTTAGCTAAAATCCTTTTAGCCTCTAATTCAGCCATAATAGGGGTAACAATATTTGCCCTTTGGATAATGCTATCTCTAACATCAGACACAGAAACGCCAAGGGCAGATGCCTCTGCAATCATAAATGGATATTTTTCGGGGTGATCCAATTCATCACCATCGACCCATAAACGCGCTTCAGCTTCCTTCTTTTCGTAAATTTGAGACTGACCAGCAATATCCGTAATCACGTTTGACCTTGCGGACTGAACATTGGAATCAACCAAGGCGCGAAGCGCGTTCTTTAGCCACGCAAGGTCAACGAATAACACAGTGCGGTTATCAACTACCTCGCGCTGAACAGTGTCTTGGGCGCATTCCAAGACAGTCATGTCAACCCGTGCTTGGAGATGAATTTGACTTGTAGGGATGTCACCCCACGCATCAATAACGCCAGAAGCGTTTATAAGTCTTACAAAATGGGTCACTGCAAAAACTCCTCAATCATGATTGTTGCGCTGCATCCGGGAAAACTGTTTGCTGTTCCTGACCGAGCAAATCTAGCTTCCACTAATGTTGTGCCGGAATAGCTGGTCTGAGGCACGTTAAAGGAATAGTTCCTAATTACACCTTGGTTGCCATATGCGACAATCTGCTCGTTGCCCACAGCAGACCCATTGATGAAAACACGGCCATACATTGTACTGGCAGCGTCATCACTATCCACGTTATCGATGTATCCAAAAACTGTTATTTGGATTTTTGATTCTGTTGAAACAGGGACAAATGTGTAACTGGTAATGATTGATGGAACGCTTGGGGTATGGGAGTAGTTGTTTGAGGCAAAATAACCAGCCGCCGAAACAATTGCAACTCGCGTATTTTCGTTAAGCGCAGACATATCGCCAAGGATACGTTGCCAACTGCCAGTCCCAGTGCCAGTGGAATAGTACCACTCTCTGCTTGTTGGTTTATACCATGTTTGACCAATAAATGTTGCCGATGGTGTGCCGTCTTGCGTAAAACTAAAAGCCTGTAGCGCCGTGTTTATCCCAGCCGTAATTTCTTCTGGGGCTTGCGTCCAATCAGTGGCCTTGTTGCCTTCTTCCAGCTTAACGTAGCCGACATTGAGCGTGAATCCGGCGGCAAGGGGATAGAAGTAGAAACGGCAGTACGTCAAGTTCGCGCTGTTGGGCGTAACAAACGTCTGGGTAATAAGCTTCCATGAAGTAGTAACAGCCGTATCAGCCGCCAGTGTAGTCTCTTGGTGGACGTTTCCGGTGTCTTCATCCCTCCAACTTTGAATATGAAGCGTTGTGTCCCCACCCCCAGCTAAAGCAGCACTACCCTTGACCATTGCGCTGATTGTGTATTGCGTGTTGGCTTTAAGCCTCATGACGGTGTTCTTTTGAGCGCCACCAAACCCAACAACCTTTAGAGTATTGTAGCTTCCATACAATACAGTGCTGTCAAGAGTCACAGCAGCACCATTAGATGACCAATCCGGTATGGCAGTAAACTGCCCACTGTTAATCATCAGGTTTCGTGCGCCGACCAGAACTCTAGCATTGTCCACAACAGTGTTAGCACCAGATGACACGCCTTGGATCGCGCCATTGGCGTCCACAGAAGTGTTATTGGCGTTGTCGGATGGTTTTCCTGTTCCAGTTACGTTCGGCCAGTTGGCTGTAGTGGCTGCGCTTGTAATCGCTGGCGCAATTTGAGAAGCGTCCGCGTAAGCGCCAACTGGGGAGCCGACAGGCGCCCCCACGGTAGCTGTGCCTAGATAGACTATGCTGATTTCGTGAATGCGGATGCTCTCTGGAAACCCACCCCCTGATGGGTCAAAGTCAATCCGTAACTGTCTAACGGTTTCGTCGCGCCAAGCGTTACCACCGAACGTCAAGTTGTGCATATCAAGAAGCACCTCAAACGGCGTCCCGTCTGTGGGGTGGTTCGAGGGTATCCAAGTCCCGTTTTTGGAACGTGACCCATCAATCGCAGCGTAAGCGTTGGTGCTAAAATAAATCTCTACGTCACGCATTCCGGCAGACAACTGCGCCGTTGCTGAAAGCATTAGCCGCAAATACCTACCTATTTGTCCATTGACACCAATTTGGTCTGGAGAATTGAAAGAGCAATCACCAGAATTGGCGGTAAACGTGACAAACTGCGTCCCCGCTGTGACCGTGGGGGACGCGCCGCTATGTGCTACACCAGTCCAGCCATTTAGTGACCCGTTGTTAAAGGCCCACTGTCGTACAGCAACTCTTTGCGATGTATTGCTAACATCACTATCGGTGAGGGTTCTCCCCCCGCTGTCCCTTAGATTCGTTCCGGCAACAGCACCAACAGTGGCATTGTTATCTGGCTTAGTTGTACCCGTAACCGCAGAATAGTCAGAGTTTGTCGCCGTGGCGGCTTGCCCAGCTATAGCAGCGGATGTGCCAAGCGAGGTGATCGCCAAAGCGTTGGTCACCCAATAGTTGTTATTTTCATCAGCTAGTCTGGCGTTTCCGCTTCCGTTGCCTAATTGAATGCGCTCTCTAGTTGCCAGATAGTCAAAGCCAAGCAAGCTACCATCGCCATATGATGCGCTGCTCCTAGTGGCAAAGCCACCTTGCCCAGCAATAGCCGCAGCCGTGCCAACGGGTGTGTAATAACCAGCGTCGGTTATATAGCGGGTGTTGTCTTCATTTATTAACCGCCCGTCACCTAGTGTTCCGGGGCCTCCGCCGAAAACGTAGTTCCTTGTTGCAAAATAACCTTGGCTGGCGATGGCCGCAGCCGTTCTGCTTTCGGTTACGTTTGCCCCAGCTTCCGCAGGCTTCAATGACTGAACGGTGCTTCCTGTTACATCCCAAGCAACCCGCCCCGCAGAAAGGTAGTTTTGATCTCCAGAAAACGGTGCAACTCTGGCTGCAAGAGTGCTACCCAATTGGCTGTCAGTTACATCGTTCCTTGTAGCCAAGGCTCCTTGTCCAGAAATAGCAGCGGCTGTTCCGAATGAGGTGATAGAGTTGGCGTTGGTCAGTCTGTAGCCGCCGTCTTGCTCATACAAGTTACCATTGCCCAAAAAGCTTTTCGGGACAGCCGAAACATCCATGACATCAAGCTTGCCGACAACCCAAGTGAATGGTGTGTTAGGGCCATCATGAACAGCAAAGTATCCGGTGATCGAGAGTGTTCCACCAATACCAGTAACTTGCTTACCAATGTACTTCTTCCAGCCACCAGTCCCAGCGGTGTCACTAACCCACTCCCAAGTGCCGCCGTCACCGTAAGCATTGGTGTGGAATTCCAAGCGCCGACCAGCGGGGATCACGGCCCAGAAGTAATAATAAATGGTTGCGTTCTGCGTATAATAACCCGGTCGAGATTGACCGAATGTCCCTGCTAAACTTATCGTGAAACCACCATAACCGGGTGTTGGGTTGCCACCCGTGTAGTTGACTTCCATCGCATACCCAGAACCGTTGGGAACGGTTGCGTCGTATCTGCTTGCTAGGTTAACGGAGCCATCACCATTATTATTGTAGACGCTGTAGCCTGCCAAACTGTTCCCAAAGAACTCTGGGTTCTTATTTAGGTTGGTTCCCTTTAGAGCGCCAACAACTTCAATTGCTGGCGTAAACGCACTGCTTGCATCAAGCTGAATACCGCTTCTCAAACGACCTTGATTGTTAAACCCATTGGTGATCCGGCCATCCGTAAGTTCAACAGGGCGACTCGCAATCTGGCTTGCCCAATCGGCGGTGTTTGAGGTCGCAAGCGAACCCTGTCCAGCGATTGCGGCGGCTGTACCTTGCGCCGTCTTGAAATTGGGTAGAGTTGCAACAGCACCGTTGCTAACTTCGAATAGACCTTCGCCAAAAACCTGATCCCCAGCACGGGGGGTGGCAACGGAGGCTATAACCGATCCAGAAATATCACTGTTGTTAAGTGATAAAGCCCAACCGCTTTCCCAGCTTAAATCTTGTCCACGATAGCCAACCTGTAGGTTTTTAATAGAGATTACACTGTAGTTCCAAGTGTCACCTACATTCCCAATCCAAATATGTCCTTTAGAGGAAGACGAGCCAAATTTGACAGGGCGCGAAAAACCACGAGGTCCAAAATACTGAGCGGATACGTTTACCCACCAAGGATTTGACCCATTCATGTAATGGTATCCGCCAATTATGTATTTGACGGTTTTGTCAGTATTATAATCATAAATATTGAGTTCAAACGAAATCATTCCGTTTGCGGTCCCACCAAACGGCATTGCTATTTGCAATTGACCTGTAGATAGACCGTCACCAGTGTAATATTGACCACCATCTGGTTGTGCAATTGTTCTGACAAGACCTTCATAGCGGTCATTCAAAACTCGATTAGCAGCCGCAGTAGCGCCGGGGCCTTGCCCAGAAATTGCAGCGGCAGTGTTTTCGCTTGTAACGTCCGCGTAATCGTCTGGGATACCTGTGCCGCTAATATCAGCCCAAATTTGGTCTTTGTTCTGAACAACGCTCGGCAACTCAACTTCGTTGATAATGGTGACACCTTCGTCACGGAATAATCTGGCCCTTGCGCGGCCTCCAGTGCCAGCGGTATCAACAGCCACTCGCATGTCGGAGTTGCGAACGTTTCCATCAGACAGAACCGTGCCGCCGCTGTCTTTAAGGTTGGTTCCGGCAGTAGCGCCAACCGTAGCGTTGTTTTCTGGTCGCCCCGTTCCGATCACATCAGGCCAGTTAGCGGTGTTAGAAGCAGCAGAAACTAATCCTGTTAGATTAGTTCCAGCCCACATGTCCGTAATTTCAGTTCTGGCGCTTATAGCTTGGCTTAGAGTGAAAGCATCCCCGCCAGCCTGTTCAGCCCACATAAGTTCTACCGTTGACCATCCCGCAGGGAAGGTAATGGAGGTAGCGTATGTACCTATTTGATTAGAATAAACAGATTGACCGTTTACATATATTCTACCCGCATCATCATGGGTTACTGTAACATTCCATGTCCATGCGCTGGGTGAGAATACACTGGCACTTGCTACACCAAAGTAGTTATCGTCACTAAACGTAAAGGAAGTACTAGTATTAGGTACTAGTACACTTCTAACCAATGACGCTCTGTTAACCAAATTATAGCTTGGTACGGTCCCTGCTGGGTTTATGACTGATGTTGTTGCGTATTTATCTGTCTGCCACTGGAATCTACCCTGCCTAGCTTCTGTAACCGAGTTTCGTACTTCAGTACCCCCTCCAGACGAAACACCTTGGATGAGACCATTGGCGTCAACAAAGGTGTTATTGGCATTGTCCTGTGGGCGTCCAACCCCATCAACATCAGACCAAAGTTGTTCCGTGTTTTTAATTGCGGTGTCAGTAAGCACTGTTCCTGCGCTATCTAACAAGTTGGCCCCAGCCTGAGCGCCCACGGTGGCGACATCAGCCCAAGCCGATCCGTTCCAGCGCGTCAGGTACTTGGTCGATGGCTTGTACCACAGATCGCCCACAGCAGTGGCCGTTGGCGTATTCTCGACGTAGAATGTTGTAACCTTGCCATCAGCAGTCGCCTGCGCTCCAGCGGCGGCGGTTATAGCCGCAGGGATACCAGTGTCGCGGATCAGAACCCAAGCGCCACTTGTGTAGCGGTACAACTTGTTGGCGTCATCCGTATCGGTCCAGTAGTCACCTTCGCTTGCTCCAGTTGGAGCAGCGGCCTGATAGTAACTATCGATCTTGCCGTCAGCTATAGCCTCTGCTTCAGCAAGGCCAAGGATGAACGGATTGTTGAGCGGGTTATAAATCGTAGGAGCAGTTGGCGTTATGGGAGCAACGTCTTCAGCATCCCAAGCGTAAATAGCAGCGTTCTCTTCCACAAGTGCCATTGGCACTTGACCGTCAAAGCGAATCTCTTGGCTAACAACGCGGAATAACTTGTTAGTCCATCCAAGTGCTTCAAGATTTATGCGAACGACATCGCCAACCTGACAGCCAAGAGCCTTGGCGTTAAAGGTGGTGGAGAACATGCCGCGATACTGGTTGCGCTGGAATACTTGTTTGGCGATGCGTTGAGCGCGACGACCATCTTCAATGTATGGTAAATCAAGCGACATGACGCGCTCAATACCGTCTGCAACAGCAAGTTCTATTTCTGGGTAATCGACCATTTGATAAAGGCTGTTTGGCGACGGATCGACATAGCGCCCACGAACAATATTGTAATTCTCAGTCAGGCCACGGGTTTGCTGCCAATCGAACCCGCCAAGCATATCATTTTCGTTGAAAGTTAGAACATAGTTGGCAAGATCATTCTTCATTGCCGTGACTGTCAATTTGCCGCCATTGTCACGAAGCGTACCGTTCATGCAAACCAGCAAATTGTTAATAATATCCAAGCGGTCATCAGCATCTGAGGCAGTGCCACTGGAGCGGTAACGCTTTTGCGTCCCACCTATTGCCAGCGTTACGTTTTCATCGCATATGTTTGCAGCCGTAATGAACGATGCCATATCGATGCGATTATACGGCACACCGCAACCAACCGATAACTTGCCATTGATTTGCCAGCCAATCAGCCACCAGAGCAACTGGAGAGCAGGGTTATCAGTATCGTCGGCGTCAGTGTAAGCGCCCCAAGTTGCTTGGTCTGTAGCGCGATGTGATCCAGAACCACCGGGGACTGTACTGTCTTTGCGTGGGTCATAAAGACGAGCGCCGTCACCAATAATAGTAACACGGCTAGGTAGGCCACTCGCCAATGGGCTTTCGGCCTTCTTGGTGTTGCCCGTGCGCTTGATACGTAAATGCACATAGGCGCAACCCGTTAAGCGGCGAGATGATCCCCACTTACCGCCGCCATTTATTGAGATATAGTTTGCGGCGCTACCTTCAGTGCGCGTTGTGACCGTCAGGTATCCGGCGTAAGTACCAGTGACACCACCAGTCGCTGTCCACGCCTGTTTCTCTTCAAACCAGATTTCATCGATTGAACCGACCTTGTGGGCAGCAACAGCAACTATGTAATCGACATACTCTTGGTCCGTACCGCTGGATTCATGATACCGGAGGTCGAGGGGCATTGCCGTTGTACCGAACACAGCCTTGCGTGGCGTGGACGGGTCTAGGCTCACGCTGAGGCGAGACAACTGGGTCTTTGGTACTTTAGGACCAAACAATGCCATCGATGCTGTAGAAAGCGCAATCGAAGCGCCTATAGCTGTAATAGTTGCAACCGTAGCGGCTGTAGTCGCTGCCGTTGCTGATGCACTTAAAAATATCGGCGCAATTTGCGGAGCAAAAACAGCCACCGCAACAGCGGCAGCAATTATCGCAACTGTTTTTAGAGTTTTACCCACGGCCAACACTCCAGCATTTGTCCCACATATCACGCGGGATTTGTTCTAAGCCATCATCAGAAGCGAAGTAGGCGAAGCCACCCATCACTACACCAACAGAGCCATCAAAGAAAGCCAAGTCGCCTCTTTGTGCGTGACTTATTGCAACTTCTGGAAACTTACCGTCAAGCGTTGCTTCCAGTGTCCCTGCGCCAATCTCTTTGATGACCTTGAGGCTGGTTTTAAGGCTGTCGTATTTACCACGAAATTCAGACATTGGGTCTTCGCCAGTTACCTCAATAACAGCCCCGGCGGCGAACAGGCAGCAATCATTGACGCCGTATTCAAAAGGCTCATGGCGCTTGGTAGCAATGTAGTTGACCAGTGCATCTTCCCAAGTCGTTATTCTCATCGATAGTTCTCATTTCCAGTAAATTCACCTGAGCCACGATCACTACCGCCGCCGTAATTATAGTTACCAGCCTCAGCCATACCGTTCGCGGCAGAGACAGCAGCCTCACCTGACAAATCACCAGCATCGTAAATGTTCTGGATGAGATAGGTTTTATTCTGTGCGCCAGCGATGCTAACCAGATAGTTTTCGATTGTAAGGATTACTGTTTGGCTTTCAGCATCACCCGTGATCGCAACCTCATTCATGTACCCTGTGTAATAAGGAATAATGGAGCCTACTTGGTTTTCGTTCTGGTCAACGCAATAGAACCAAAGACGCGCAGTGCGGCCCTGCCACTTTGTCTTATCACCGATAATATTTAAGAAGTCGGTGTTATTGACAACAAGACCGCTCATTGAAATCGAAACTGTGTCAGAACCTGTTTCGTTGTGTTTGACAGTCGATACGTTAATTAGATCGTGGAGGTAGCTGTCGTAAGTGCCGTTAAGTTCTGTGTCAGCGTTGCCAGTGATAACCTTGTCATAAAGGCCGCTTGTACCACGCAGAACATCGCCTTGAAAATCAGCGTATATCATAACACGCCAATTAACAATCTGTGCCTCAAGCGCAGCTTGCGTGGTTGCATCAACCATTAGAAGGACTCCCGTAGATTGAGTGAGAGACTATATACATAGCCGTTCTCAACCGCAAGCGTTGGCTCCTCCACCAGATACATTAAGCAATAAGGGTTCTTGAACTCTATGGCCGCATTGTCTGCCGGAGCAGCGCGAACGGGTGGTTCAAAAGTCAGCACAGCGACACCGGATGCGTTTGATGTTACGTTCTCAGTCAACTGCAAAAGCTGGTTGTTGATTGTGACAAACTCGCCAGCGAAAAGCACTGTGGATGACACAGGCCACCCGTCAGTGTTGAGTGTGCGACCAGTTTGCGCAGCGCCATTGACCAATGGGGTTGCTACGGCTGCTGATTGAGGTGTTGGGTCAACAGGTATCTGGAAGTCGTTTGCACGGCCACGGCATTTGGCAATAAATGCCCGCCACACATTAACTCGTGTCTTAGTTACAATTGGCGGCAATGAGAACTGGCACTCCCACCAGCCCCGACCAGATGCAATCGTCTGCCTACGCCCCGTCCAATCTGACACATTGGTCTGCGATGGCATAACCAAGCGCCATGTCATACCATTAGGCTTAGGGGTCGAGGGGAATGTTACTGTTGCCATTATTGCATAACTCCACCAAGGCGCGGCCTACGCATACTAGCCATTGTGCGCGACTCTGCCGCAGCGATGATCGCTGGGGCCGCTTCAAGGATGCCCTGTTGCACCTGAGCGCGAACAGCCGCCGGATCGTTGGAACCACGGGCGTCTACACTGATGTTGAAATTTCCGCCCATCATCCCGCCCATTTTATGATTTGGGATTACTTGGCTACCTTTGGGCAAATTAACTAACTCTGGACCTTGCTCACCTACAACCGCCATGCCGCCGGGAGCGTATGTCGTTCCTTTCGCAAAGAACGATGGCGGTGTTACAGAAGTCGTTGGAGTAAAGCCTTTTACTGGCGTCCCAGTTGCCCCACCAAGTGCGCCACTGATTAACCCAACAATCTTTTGGACAACAAACAACTTCCACAGTTGATCTATAACAGAGCCAATAAGGCTACGCATTCCGTCTTTCCAAGACATAGCACCTGTTAACATACCCTTGAAGGCATCGCTCACAGTCATCCCAATGGCATCGAATGAATCATTGAGTTCTTGGGTGCGGGAAATGATGTCTGTCATTTCTTGACTGACTTTATTCATCTCTGGAACTGTTTCCAGAAGCGACTTGATTTGGTCATCAGCGACCTTCGCAAGGCTTTCGTCGTTTTCTTTAAATTCCTTGGCAAAGAACTCTTCATAGAAGCCGAGCATGGAAAATTTAGCTTTTTCCTTCTTCGCCTTATCAGACGAATCATCCCCACCACTCTTAGCGCCACCGTTTTTCTTTTTAATGTTGTTAGCAGCCCGCTGAGCAGCAAGCGCATTAGCACGGTTACCTATGTCATCCATGTTTATAAAGTCGGTGTTAAGAGTCTGCCTGTAAGAGGCAGCAACTAGAGCGTCAGTGCGCTTTATTGCACCAGCGTACTTGTTTTCAATCTTATCGATCCTGCCAAAATTAGCCTCTGGTACGCGAAAGCCTAAGCTGAAGATTTCGGAAACTTGGTTGGCGTATCCACCAAGTTTATTGACCGCGCCCTCAACCTTAGCAATGAGTGAGTTGACCAAGCCTATACCAGAATTCATTGTGTTGATAATTGACTCAGACACAATGCCAAAGGCGTTGGCCGTGACAATCGCGATTGAGTTTACGGCAATTACAAATGTGCGGATGAGGCCATTGGCGACCTTCTCACCAACAACCCCAAGGTTCGTAAAGAATATACCGACGCTATCGATCACAGGCTCAAGCGCCGTAAGTGCTGGCTGGACTGCCTCAATGGCTGGCGTTAGGCCGTTGGCGATTGACGCACCAACGCTTTGGAATGTAGCAATCGCATAGTCGCCAAAGTTGGCTGTGGCCTCTTCGCTCTCTTCAGTCTTACCTTTGAACTGACCAAGCAGCATTGTGCCGACAAGAACAGCCGCGCCCCAAGGGCCAGCCAAGAAGCGACCTACAACACCAAGCCTACCGCCCATTTGCGACAGCGCAAAGCCAACCTGACCTATTTGCTGATTGAATGCTTGTATCGGACTTGCCCCAGTTGATACACTGGTTGCAAAGTCATTGATCTGCATACCAAGTTGCTGCGTACCTTGGCGGCTTTGGCGCAAGGCTTTGGACTGAGCATCAAGGGCATTGTTATAACGCCTGCCATTGCGGATGACAGCATCTGTCGATGATGCAACGCCAGCATTGGCGACTTTCAGCGCATCCATTTCCTTGCGTAACTTATCGACAGATTCAGTCAGCTTTTTAAGCTGCTCATTCCCGGAAACGTGAGCCGAGAATAAAAAGTCAATTTTTTGATCCTGAGCCACGCTTTTTCTGCCTCTCTGCGTCCAGCTTAAAGTAAGCGACCCACTCGTTATACTCGTCTATTGATATTTCTTCAATCTCTGAGATACTCTTACCAAGCCGATCCGCCAAGGTCAGTAGATTAAACCTAAACGGATCGTTGGTTAGTTTTTTTCATGCTCCTCAGAACTTGTACCACTCATCAACGCGCCAGCAACAGTTGCAATAACGCCGACCTCTTCACGCATCAAACCAGCCTTGTCCTCAAGCGTAAACAACTTTTCACCTTGGCCGTTCTCTGCCTTTAGGATAATCAAGTCGATCTGCGCTTCAAACTTTGCGTCATTAAGGAAGTTAGGATGCTTGCGCTGGATGCGGTTCAATTCACCAGCAAGCAAGGGACCATAATAAACCTTAACTGGTGTACCATTTTCGCCCCACTCTGGAACATCAATGTGCTTCTTTGTCGATGTGCGCTCTGCAATACGCTTTAAAATACTCATAAACTATATCCCTCTAAATTAAGCGGTAGCGGAGGCTAAAGCACCAGTTCCTTGAACAGTGATTGTGGATTCTACCATACCATCAAAACTACCTGTTACAGTCTTACCCGTCACGATGGCCTGTCCGAACAGATAAGTGTCTCCAGCCGTCGCACCCTCTGGCATAAAACGAATAGCGACTTCAGAACCAACGATCAAAGCGCCTTGGCCCGTGGTGTCGAGTTCATCCCAGAATACGTCAATCGAACCTGTCCACGCTTTGAGCGTAGTCTTGAAGGTCCGGTAGCTGTCACCCATTGCGGTATCTTCCGCAGTATCGGCAGTCTCTTCGATTGAGTAAGAACGGATTTCAAGCACGTTGTTGGTTGTACCAACGCGGACTGTGCCTTCTGAACCAGTATGAGTTGCCATCTAAGTAGTCCTTACGCCAAGGTGGACAGCGTCAAAGCACCAGTGCCTTGAAGCGTGATTGTGGATTCGACCATGCCGTCAAAGCTGCCCGTGACAGTCTTGCCAGTGACGATAGCGTCACCAGAATAATACTTTTCAGTCTGACCAGCCGTCGCACCTTCTGGAAAGAAGTTTGCCGTAACCTGTGCGCCAACGACAAGAGCGACCTGACCGTTCGTGTCAGTCTCATCCCAAAACACATCAACCGATCCGGTCCATGCTTTCAGCGTGGTTTTGAACGTGCGATAGCTGTCGCCCATCGAAGTGTCTTCAGCGGTGTCAGAAGTCTCTTCGACCGAATAAGAGCGGATTTCAGCAATGGCGTTCAAGCCAACCCGAACAGTTCCCTCTGAACCAGTGTGCGTAGCCATTACTCTTTCTCCTCTTTAGCCACTGGCTTCGCCTTTGGCTTGTCTTTAACGGGCGTCCAGCCGATAGCGGCATAGCGTTCCAGATCAACTTCACAGGCGAGTATCTCGTCGCCAATAGCATTATAGACCTTGACCATTTTCATCGTGCAGTCTCCACATCCGTTATGCTGGTGATATATTCAACTGTGTAAACCAGCCTTGCGGACGCAATTGATTTCTCGCCTTCTACATTAATATCTATCTCAGTGCTAGTCAAAATGCAAGATTTGGCGAGGCCGTTAAGCGTGAAGTCGGCAGCGATGGCTTCCTCAGCCGATACGCAGATCGTATCAAGCGAGTCCGATACCGTGGTGCTGCTTCCCTTGATTACAACATCAATGGCGACGTTAATGACCCGGCGAAGGGTCCGCGTACCAAGTGTGATTAGCGAACTGCTCTCGTCCATTGTGTAAACGCAGATCGCGGGTATCTTGGAATCGTCGAGCGCATATCGGCGCATCTTATAGACGTTTGCGCCTGTCGTCGGCAGACCTGTAACGAGTGTAGCCACCCGATCCCTAATCTGTTGACGAACGTGGGCCATGCTATACCTTTTCTAGAATAAGTGTGCTTACGCCAGTGCCATCATTCAAAACAACGCGCACGGTGTAGGCTATGGCGCGAATGATAATTTGATCCCCGTCAGCAGCCGCTGGGACGTCAGCCGTGCGGCAAACGAACTGGGGCGAGGGGATAGTGATGTCCAGTAGGTCGGTAGCGTTACGGCTGGCCTGTGGCTCATCAAAGATGCCGTTCACAGAAACAGCACTACCACCTACGGGCGTGTAGGTGGCGGTGTCCGCAAAGTCATCGACTTCGAAGAAACTCAGAATATCAGCGGCAGACTCAACGCCCATTCTTTGAACTGCTCTTGATTACAGGATCACGATGCTCGACCTTTGGAGCCGCAGCCACGCGAACCGTATCTTCAGCAATCTTTAGTTTGCCATGCGCCATAAGCACAACAGCCTCTTCGGCTGGCAAGCTAACGATGTCACCAACGGCGATTGGACCAAGGGAGGTAACAACGCCGCGAATACATTCATACTTTTGCATTTGAATCTCCTGAGAAGTCGGGGACTGAGACGACTTCCAAATCTCAGTCCCCAACATTCAATTATACTCCGTCGCTGTTCCAAGCGAACGAGACTGCGTTGCGTACTGCTACGTCAACAGTCTGGAGCGCAACAACGCGGACAGTACCGCTAGTCGATGCTGTGTATGGATCAACCGTCAGGTCGAGGCCACCCCACATACCGATCAGCATATCGCTGAAGTTACCAAAGTAAACGTTACCAGCAGTTGCCTGCTGAGTGCGGATTACGTTGTAACCGTTGGCTTGACCGTTCTCAAGAACGAACAGACCCGATCCGGCGTCCTTCTGCTTGGTCTTCATGCCACCGTAGGTCGATGCGTCAGTGATGTACGCAAGGTTACCGAACAGAGCATTGTCTTCTGCAACAGCAGTTTCCAAAGCAACCATTTCAGCAAAGGTTGGGACAGCAGCCGCAAAGTTGGCTGGCTTATTGATGCCAGAAACGTTGAGCAAGCCGCGTGGCTGACCGGATGCTGCCGTACCTTCAAGCGCACCCTTGTCGATTGCCAATGCGAGAGCCTGAGTAAGGTCATCACGCACCAGTGCTTCGATAGCAGGGGTTGACTGAAGGATAAGCTGACGGGTCATGTCGGTGAATGCACCGATGTTCTTTGGGGTCAGTGTGACCGTGCCGAACGTTGGGTTCGACTCAGTAGAAGCGCCGCCTTCTGTGCTGATCCACGCGCCAGTCGTACCAGCGGTTTTCTTCGGAATGGCAACGTTGCCTTGCAGACCGGGGAGCATACGCGCACCAGCTTGCATGACCGAGACCTGATTGCGAAGAACGTCGATGAACTCGTTAGCAAGCAAGTTTGTTGCGACGGTTGCACCGCCGTTAGCACTTGTAGCAGTCGAGAGAGGCGCACGTTGCGCCCATACGCCGAGAACATCATTAGGAACCATGATGCCTTGTGCGCTGCGACCATAACGCTGTGCAGCGGCATCCGATGCTTCAAATTCGAAAGCAGCGGCTTCACGCAGACGGCGGTCACCGGGGTTAGCAAGGGCGGCGATTGCACGGACAACCGAGAACTCACGAACTTCTTTTTGGCTCAGGCCAATGTTCTCGTTCTCAAGTGGCTTGTCCGAACCAATTGCTTCAAGCAGTTCACCACGGAACTGTTCAATGCTTTTGCCCGAACGGAGGGCGGCATCGCCAAGTTCACGTTTGTTGTGACGAGCGGCGAGTTCGATGATTGCAGATGCGTTCTTGGCGGCAGCTTCAGCAGCTTCGGCCCGAACCGCATCCATATTTACTTCGTCAGTCATTTTGACTTCCTTTTTGATGGATGGTTCAACTTTGGTTTGGGGTTCGAGAGCAACTGCGCTGCGCCCCACGCCAACTGACTGGTCAGCGGGGATTGAAACGACAGATACCTCAAGGGGCGACCATGAACGAACAAAATATTCTTCTTTGTTCGAAGCAGACCGCTCCATTTTGTTGACGCGGTAGCCGACGGAGACGTTCCCCCGGATGCCATCGACAACGTCCTGAAAAATCTCTTGCGCCAAAGCAGAGCGCCCAAAGCGGACATTCGCCCGTAGCACCCTATCGGCATCGAGACCTACAGATTCAATTACGCCAATTTGGCGCTCCATATCATGGTCGAGTAGCAACGGCGCACGGCCAGATGACAAAAACGCCATATCAATGGCGTTCGACTCATGAACAAGAATTTCTTTTCCGAACGAGCGTTCGACGGGCAGTTCCGACGACACAGCGATGGAAACAGTGCGCTTTTTCTCGTCAACGCCACGCACGGCAATGTCAACGACGGCAGAACGGCGCTCAATATCGGCTTCGTTCCGCTCTTCCTCAACGGCCTCAGAAACTTCAATAGCCTCTACGGCCTCAACGGCCTCTGCCTCTGGAACTTCTACTTCAGTATTTTCTTCCACGACATTACCCCTTTCGGAAACAATAGCATCAAATCCTGCAACAATCAATCAACCTATTAATCCAAGGCAAAATCAAGGATAAACAGTAGTTCCTCGTCACTTGGATCGTTCCAACTCGACTGCGCATTCACACTACGCATATATGTTTCGATCTGCGTGAACGCCAAGCTGGTGCGTGAGTTGATTGGGTCTGGGGATGTTGCGACAACAGAACCAAGGCTCAGAGTAGCCGACAACCCTGCCAAACGCGCTTTGGCATTTAGGTCCGGTAGAACGACTTCCTTTTCTGGGAAATCGAATAGTATGGCCGGACGGAACCTACGCGGCCTTGTGACCGTGCCACCGCTCAGAATAGGTTGTTCCGACCCATCACCAATGCTTGCAGGGAAGAGCGTGTTGGTGTTGTTGAACCGTGCGTTTTGCGTGAGCGTTACGGGTCCAGTGGTAACTGTCGCCGTGTAGAAACTGCTTACATTGTCAAAGCGAAGGTTTTGGACAAGAGTGAACGCGCCAACAGATAGGGTGGCTGGGTAGAAGGTAGTTGTCGCATTAAAACGACTGGTCTGGGTAAGGCTGGTCGCGCCACTTGTGATGGTTGCAGTATAGAAAGTGGTCGCGTTGTCATAACGCACCGTTTGCGTAAGCGCAACTGGCCCAGTGGTGACTGTAGCCGCGTAGAAGTCGTTTACTTCATTAAAACGAGCGTTTTGAACGAGGCCAAAGGGGCCAGTGGTTACGGTTGCGGCAAAGAAGTCGTTAACTTCGCTAAACCGAGCGTTCTGTGTAAGTGTGGTTGCTCCAACGCTGATCGTTGCAGCATAGAAATCATTTACCTCATCGAAACGCGCTGTCTGCGTCAGGCTTACCGGGCCAGTAGTTACTGTGGCCGCAAAGAAGTCGTTAACTTCGCTGAAACGAGCGTTCTGAGTAAGGCTGACCGGACCAGTGGTGACTGTCGCAGAGAAGAAGTCGTTTGATTCGTCAAACCGCGCTGTCTGGGTAAGGCTCTGGCTTGGGATCGTCTGAGTAAGCGTTGCGGCAAAGAAGTCATTTACTTCACTGAACCGTGCTGTTTGCGTAAGGGTAACAGGTCCGGTGGTGACTGTTGCAGCGAAGAAGTCGTTAAGTTCGCTAAAACGTGTATTCTGGGTAAGGTTGACCGGACCAGTGGTGACCGTTGCTGCAAAGAAGTCATTCGTTTCATTGAAACGAGCGTTTTGTGTGAGTGACTGACCAGCGCCACCCTGAGTGACCGTAGCTGCAAAGAAGTCGTTAACTTCGTTGAAACGGGTCGCTTGAGTTATGGTCTGTGGGGTTCCACCACCAGCTACTTCGCGCAGACGAATTGCAACAACAGGGCCGCGATTGTTAGTTAGTGTACCCGTTACTGTTGCGGAAACTGTTGGCGCGGCTGTACTAGAGCCTGCCGTTGCAAAAGCGTAGGCACTGTAACCGCCAATGTCGTCGTTCGTTGAGTTATCTGGTTCGTTAAATTCAACGGCGGTAGCAAAAGTCGTGCCTGTAGCGGTAATGCTTCGCGCACTAAACGCGCTTGGCGTCTGAACATCCGTTGGGATACAATACGCCCATATGGCGAGGTCACCGGACTGAAAGTTTGTCGGGGACGCGCTATTGGTGAGCGGTATAGTGATTATACCATCAACGGCTGGCGCTACGGTGTTCTGTCCGTCAGCAGAGCCAAATGATACGGTTGATCCTGCCGCATAAGAGACCCGCACCATGAAGCCCCAACAGACTTCGTTGTTGGTAAGAGTTAACGCGAGGTTTCCGGTCTCTGTTCCGGTGACTACGTCTTTACGGTATACTCTGACGCTGGTGTTACCAACATCCGAGTTTGCAGTGGTTCCATATCCGCCAGCATCCTCAAGCTGGTCTATGAGAGTCCAGCCAGCGGGTGTGGTGATTGTTCCGTTGTTTGGCTGTGATCTTAAATTCTTCTGACCAGTGAACAGAAGAATTTCTGTGGTAGCCGTTAACCCAGTGGGGTAAGGTACGTTTAAAGTCTGGTTACCCGAATAGGATATAGTGCCAGCTACTGGGGTTCCTAGAGCCATTAGTTAGACCCTCCTACGGTTAGAGCGGAACCCCAAATATGCTGACTTGGTAAAATAAGTCCACGGTTGTTTTAAGCTTAGATGGCGAAGATACCTGATGCGTTCCAAGTGACTGTGATGTTACCGCCGTTTGGAGTAACAGGGAGACCCGTAACTCCAGTGTCGATAAAGGCAATCAGACGCCAAGTGGTGTTTGCACCAGAGTTACGACGATACAGAACAATCGCCTCTGCCGTGTTCCCTGTAACACTTGGGAAGGTGACATCAGTTCCGTCGAATACACCGCTAGTAATCGTCGGCGTGGTGATACGTTGATCCGTTCCGACAACGCCGGAAAGTTGCGAATAGAATTGATGAGCAGCCGAAAAAGTGTAGGTTCCGGTGTCGATCAGAGCCGCATAAACACCGTCCTGCGTGGTGTCAGTGTCCAAATCTAGGTTGGTGTCCCCAGCCATCAACGATTGCTTGTATGGGTTATAAAGTGCGTTAGCCATTCTTCAGCCTCATTTTAAGCGGACTATTCCGCGTGGGGACTCTACCTCAATCTTGCCATTGCGTGCTGTCAGCGTCTCGCCAAAGTTGAACACAGCAACTGCTCGATTTTCTTTGGATGCGTTATATATCAAACAACCATCCACCGCAACTGTCAACCGAGCGTACACCACTGGGTCGAAGTCAATGTAGAACTCAGCACCATTGCTCTCGACCCGCATATTCGGGATCGGGATGCCGCCAGCCTCATAACCTTCGCCTACAGCCTCGTTGCTGTCGCTGTATGCAGTAGTGGCGGCAGACAGTCTTGCGCCGTCAACGTACAGCGCCATGCGATAGTCGTCAGTGATCGCGTGAAGACCCATGAGCAGTTCACGTTTGTATGACTCGCAAAGGGCTGTGATTATGGTCATTATTCTTCGTTCGCCTCAACGCCTACAACAACCCCTTTTTCATCACGAACCAGTTTGACTGAGCGTTTCTTTTGGGGTTGCTCTTGTTTGATGTTGACAATGACTTCCTGTCTACCACCCCGTTCGGGTGCGGCTGGTGCATCGTTGCTATCGTCTTCGCTATCGTCTTCGTCCGGTTCCTCAACATCAACACCCTTGGTCGCAGCGTTACCGCCAAACGGGAAGAAGGCTAATTCAAGTCCGAAAGCATCAGCCATCTCTTTGTCACGTTGCCACTGACTGAAGGTCTCTTCAACATCGCGGCCATATTGGCCAGCAACATCCTGCATCGACATAACGCCATTGTGCATCGCTGTTACGGCTGCGTTAATTTCCTTCTGAGGATCGACCCACTGCCATCCGCGAGGACGGAAGCTGGCGGCAGACGAGAACTTGTTGAAGCGCGAGGCAGGAAGAGGAATGTATCCAAATTCCATAACGTGCATCAGCCATGTATTGAACGCCGGAATAATGAAATGATCCATCAGAAACTGTTGCATCATCTTGTAGGAGTCACGCTCCTCCAATGCACCTTGGCGGATGGAACTGTACGAAGTGCCTTCAAGGTCGTTCGACAGCGCCGCATAGGAAACACCAAGACCAGAGGCTATCCCGCGAATAATGCCCTTTTGGAAGTCGCTGAACGCAGTCGCAGGGTGCGAAGGATCGAACGGCTTAAAGTCAACGCCGTTTGGCAACTGATGAAAAGTTCCGGGTTCCGCATCGATGATGGGTACGCTGTTATCATAATCATCAGCAGGCGCATCTTCACCGTTGTCAGACGTAAAGAAACCCATTTTAGATGCAGCCATGCGCGATGCTACCAACTCAGCCTCACGGTGAGCGTTT